TCAGTACTACCACAGCAGAGTCGACAGGCGACAGGGCCTTGGGCATTGATGTGATTGCGTGATATCTCCTGTTAAATACACTCACTAACTTGCCATTCCTGTAAATGACGTAACCCTTCTTAGTGATAGATACACCCAGCGTCAATTCGGATGCTACACAGCTTATATCGCCCCAATTGTTGGCACGCTTCTCCAGCCTATCAACTGGGAATACATAAGCGCTCACGCCGTTCAGATTAGGTGGCAATTGTGGCATCACGTGTCCATTCGCGTTTGATGCCCAGTTCCTGTATGTCAAACCAGTCGACATGTCAGTCATTAACGCATTGTACCCCATGATACGCATAATGTTCATTGCCTTGTTTGCGTCGGTACTGTTAGTAGTGGTGAGACACTTATTAACAGGATTGTATACTAGCCTGACTTGGTACTTGAGAGCATTCAGGTAATATCTGTCGTCGTTGATTCCCATCGATAAGACAGGAAACAAAGCAGCCTTCACATCTCTGCAAATGACCTTGTTAATACTCACTCCATTAACGTCATAAGAGTAGACTTCATACCCACTTGTGTCGCCGTTGATATTCACAACAATATCATTCTGAATTGGCTCGCAAGCAGTGAGGTGTTTAGTGTAATCCACACCGCATCCTGTACTCCAAAGCACCTCAAATGACTTGCCAAACCTGTACGAAGCAGCCTCGACGAAAAGCCTGTAAGGGCTAGCTTCCGTGATACCGTTGATCCCCAGGCTTTCAAGCGTGAAATCGAATCCTCGGTAATCAGCTGTAAGCAGCTCGAATATCCCTGTAAACATGGCTTCGCACCCAGCAACCGCATGCACGAATATCCTTTCAGGGGAATTCTTGAAGTTGGCCCAAGTCAGATTTGCTTCTGGCCGAGGCGCGTAACCAGCACCGAGAGTTATCATAGGTAGTAACCCCCGAATAGTGCTAGCCTTAGGTAGAATAATGTCATTCACAGCTGAAATCCACGCGTTGGCTTCAATACACCGAGGCTGAGGGGTGAATAGAGCATTAGTCACAATCACATATGCCTGATCAAACTGCGCCTGAAGTCTGTTAGCAAACACAAACTTCTGCATAATGGTAAACACTTCATCAGCCGAGAATTCGTCAACATTATCAGTTCCAGCACTTTCGTGAAACTTTGACTCAAGGGGCAGCGTAATGCGCTTGACGACAGCAGGACTGCTGTAGGCAATCTTGAGCGGATAATCGCATTCAATCGCACCCACAAGACTTCTCAAGATAGAGAGCTCACGGCTTGTTAAGTTATCGACAACAGGGCAAAAAATACCATCACCGACCACCTGGGTCTCAGAGAACTGGTTGAGTGCAGCTGGTCGCGTAAACTTCATCTCACACTTCGGTTCAAATCTAACCCCGAGGTAGTCGCCATAGGACATGTTAACATGCCCGTCGTCATAAAACAGATCATCAGACTTAACCTCAAACTCAGAAGGCACAGCCTTCTTTACAAGCCAGACACGCAGCATGTTGACAAGGACGCTGACACAGTTCTCTTCCACATAGCTTGCAATGGTAGGTGAAATGATTGAAATCTCAGTAGCACGGTATCGATTACCAAGATTCATCATATCAGCAACCACAGACTCATTAATTC